AAATTAATAGAAAATTTAAGAATTGTAGAAAAAAAGTCCATTTAAATAGGGCTAGAAGGCTTTAAAATAAATTATTCGACATAAGTATCGACTAAATATAGATAGTTTATTGTAGTATGTGTTTAAAGCTAAAACTGGTATTAATAGTATATTTAATCTAATTCTGTGTTTTCTTCTTCATCAATTACTTGATTATAGTCAGAAATCATATCTCTTGTATAAGAATGTATTTGATGTTGAGGAATACCAGTCATAAAGTCTAAAAACATAGCAGGAGACTTAGCAGTTCTAGATAAATCTCTTCCTAATCTACCAAATGGAAAATATGTATATAATTGATAATTATAGAAATCATCCCAATTACCATTTATAATACTTGTTAATGGTGATAATACAAAACGACCAATAGGTGGTGTTACAATACTTAATGGTGCTAATGCTGGTATAGGATATTGACTAAAGAAAGCTCTATCTCTTGCTTTTTCATCACCAAAGATTAATGATGCCGTATCTTGCATCCAAGACATAGGTGGTGATAATGCATATTCAAATATACTAGCAGTAAATATACTTGCTAATGATAATGCCATAACATCTGCAGTAAATTGACGTTGTGCTTTTTGTGTAGATAATCCACCCTTCCAAGATTCATATCCAGCACCTTTATATATATCAATTCTTCTTTTAATACTATTCCAAGCATAGGGATGAAAACGTGTCATAACTCTACCTAAAGATGTATTACTAAAATTAGGTCTTTCTGCAGCATGATAAATAAACTGAGAAGCTTTAACACCTTTACTTGCATAGTTTAATAACATAGGGTCATTAAAAGCTAAATCAACACCCATATCTCTAATAAATAAATTTCTACCTTGTATATAATTAGCTAACCAAGTAGTGCTACGCAATATCATCTCAGAACGTCTCATAAAAAAAGCACCTTTTTCAACTACATTGTCAAGAATACCAAACTCTTTAGCTACTTCTTTTAATGTCTGTCTTTGTACTTTGTTATAATTTGCTTCATTTTCTAGTGATAGTTCACCTTCTTTAATTTTACCATTCAATCTTCTTGCTAGTTCATTTAAGAAACGTCTACTATTTATCTTAGATAGTCTACTAGAATAAAATGCTTCCTGTATAAACATGTCTTCAAATACACCAAGTTCTGCCATAAATCTATTGATATCTTCTTTGCTTTTTATTTGTTGTTTAATTCTTTTACCTTTAGAATTTACTGAAAAATACTCAGCGTTTGGAAAAGCATTACTTAACAGCCACTTAGAAGAAGAAGCTTGTCTAAATGCTTCCCAACCAACATCAGATATGGTATTTGTAAAACCACCATAAAAATTAGTAATAGCTGTTTTAGGGTGAGATAGTAATGATAACATTTCAAATTTACCTTCAAGTGTGCTAAAGTTTTTGAATTTATTAGCTAAATAAAATCTTCTAGCTTTACCTTCTTTAGGTGCATTTTTAAATAAGTTACCACCAAAAGCATCATTAAAACGTTCTGCTACATTTACTAAAGCTTCATCACTAAACACTTGGTATGCAGTACCAAACCTATTTATTTTATTTACATTTTTAGATTGTGCTAATTCTTTATAGTTTTCTTTCAATGCTTTTTTAGTTAATTCTGGACCCATTAATTGTTTACCTGGTTTTTTAATTTCTTGTAATATTTTATGTTGCTGCAATGCAGTAAGTCCTAATTGTTCTTGCATATCTTGTAAAAATCTTTTTTCTACATTTGTTGCTTTCATCTTTACAAAATCTAAATCAGATTCAATGTAACGATTAATAGTACTTAATTCTTTTTGTTTAATACCATGTAAGTCAAAGTTACGTAAAGAAGGGTATCCAGCTATATTGTTGTGTGCATCTCTCATATAAGCAGACCAATTAGGTGTAAATTCACCAAATGGTTTTTCTTTTTCAAATCTTCTGATATTATTATCTACTCTAATATTTCTTACTACGTCAATATAATTTCTATACACAGAACCCATATACATATCTAAAGCATTTACACTCGTGTCATAAAAAGGCATAAAATCTGAACTTCTTGATTTTAAATTACCAGTAGTTTGTTGTAACCAGTTTTGTGGTCTTGTACTCAATATAGATGAATTAGCTACTTCCGAAGTAGCAAGGTCACCAGAAAGTCCTGTAATACGCATTCTATCTAGCATTTGTCTACGTGCTTCTACTGCTAATGCTTTAGCTGCAGGAAAACTTAATAAACCAGTGTCGTATTGTCTTCTTAAATTACCAGGTAAATCTTTAGAGCTAACAATTCCCTTTCTATATCCTTCAATATTATTTTCAACGTATTCTTTAAGTTTAGGCCAATTACTTTTAATGTTATACTGCCCTAACTGTGGAAAGTAGTCTCTAACCATACCATCTGGTGATTCAAATCTACCAATAGATATATTTTTTTCATAAGGATATACTTCTTCTAAAAACTTTTTATATTCTTTTATTAATTTTACTTGAGATTTATTTAATTTTTGTAAATTTATATTTGGAAATTTTTCTATTATCATATCACTAACACCTTTTTGGTATTCAATATATCTAGCATCGGTTAATGAAAACATTTTGTTTACAATGTTAAGAGGGTCTAACACCTCAGTTTCTAAAAGCTTTTTATAAAGTATGTCCACTTTACTCATGTCACTCATAATTCCATTTTTATCTAATAACAATTTATTTAATTCTTGTATTTCAAATCCAGGGTCATCTTTAGTTAATTCTTTTTCAGGTTTAAATTCATTAACCTTTTTACCTTCTTTAATTAAAATATCTTTTATAAGAGGATGTTTACTTACAATAATATCATTTTTAACCTGTGTAAGTAATGTAGTAATTGACTTATCAATACGATTAAACAATTCTTGTGGAGTAGTATCTTTAAACTCTCCCTTAACTTTAGGGTCTATTAATTTGTAAATAGTATTACTATCTTTTAATTTTTTTAAAACTTTTTGAGACTTTTTATATTCTGAATAAACATATTGCTCAGCATCATTTATTTTGCTTGAACCTTGGTCTGTAATTTTTTGCTGTATATCATACAAACGCATTTGTTTTTCAAAAACTACAGCAGTAAATATTGCATCAAAATCACCACGTTGTATGTTTGCATCATCTTTATTTAAAAACTTGAACTCTTCTTGCATACGTTCTTGTATTACAACTTTTAATCTATTGTCTAATCTGTGAAAAAATCTAGCAGCTTCTAAATTTTTAGTTAGTGTAGTAGTGGGAACTTTTAAACTAACCTTAGCAACATTACCATTTTTATCTGTTACCATAACATCTGTTAATCTTTTTTGTATATCAGAACGCATAGCTTTTTCTGCTTGTCCAAAAAATAAAATGTGATGTTTACCTTTTGGTCCGTCATTTTTTTTACTTTTTTCAATTTGTTTAAAAATGCTACCTTCTGCACCCATTAAATCTTTTAAATATTTATTAAATAATTGCAAATCTCTTAATTCGACTTCATTAACTTTACCAGGTTTACTCAAAAAGTTTTGTTGAAACTCTAAAAACATATTACCAATATAGTCTATATATCCAGGACGGTCTTTAATAATTTCAATGGTATTTAAAAACTCTATGTCTATAGGATTAACATCTTTTTTAGTCAATATATCCATTTTTGTTTTTTCTAAATCTATTTTAACACCCTCTACTACTGGCATAGCTTCTACTATATCTGTAATAGTTTGCTCTACTTGGTCTGCTCTACTTGTTTTTTCTTTTTCTATAATATTTTTAACGCCTTCACCTTCTTTTACTGCAGCAAGTGTTTCATCTGATTTAATTTTTTTAGATAGTTCAAATACTTTATCCATTTCACCATAAAAAGATTTTATACTACTACCAGCAATCAATGGTGATTGATTTAAATTACCAAGTCTTCCACTATATCTCATTAGTTTGCTATTAATTTGACTATATAACTGTTCTAACCTTGGTGTTGATTGTCTATCACCAAGCATTTCTACTAACTCATTAGCTTCTTGTATTTGTTTTTGAAGTTCTTTTAAATTCTTTTTAGCATATTGCATCTCACCTTTATATGCTTTGCTTTCATATGCAGGATTAGCTAATAAGAAATAATCATATAACCTATTTAAATCGTTAGTAAACTTTGTAGTTAGTTTTTTACCTTGACCTAATGCTCTAATAGCTGATGCTATTTCTTGTTTATGTAAAAAGATAAATTTATTTATGTTATTAGTATCTTTATCTTTTAATTGTTTTGAAGCTTCATAAGTATCTTGTTTTATTTCATATGTTTTTTGTGCAATATCTCTTACAATTCTTGTAGCTTTTTCCTGGCTTAATCCATTTCTCATAAAAATTTGAATCATTGTTTCTGCTTCTCTTAAAGCTAGTCTTATACCTACTGTTTCTTGTGCTTTATTATATACCCAAGCATCAGATTCATACATCTTTTCAAACTCTTTAGGTGAATACATTAATTCCATGGTGTTAATCATACCTAGTTCCTTGATAAGAGTATTGTCAGCTAATTCTAAATTTAATCTACGAACCATTGTAGCTACATCTTTTTTATTGTAATATTTAAATGGGTCTATTTGTAGTGAAATATTTTTGTATTGATGTGCTAATCCTTCAAGAAATCCTTTTCTATGTCCTTCTTTAGACCCAAAAAATTGTAAAAATTCATTAGCTCTTTCAGATATATTAGCTAATTCTGCATTAGCTTTATATCCAAATAAACTATCTCTAAAGTTTTTAAATGCTGCATACCCTTCGTATTCTTTCATAGAATACCAATCTATTTTTGTACCTGTTTGTTTTCCTTTTACTCTTAAAGTAAAATGTTTATTTGCTAATTCTGTTAAAGCTTTTCTAGCATTAGATACATTTGAAATTTCTGCAGAATCAGCCATCCAGTTAATACCATTGTATACATCTTTTACAAGCTCATTTAATTTTGTCTTTGGAACTAATTCAAATAAAACTTTTTTTCTAGTAGGTGAGCCATAATCCTCTCTAATTTTTTCACCTATATCTAGTCTTCCATTATTTCTCATTGCTAAATCATGCAAGGTAATCATATTAACACCAGAGTTTACTATTTCACCCATTTGTATTTTACCTTGGTGTGCATTGTATCCTACTTCCAATCTTTTTCTGGGATTAAATAAGTCAGATAGTGTATAAGCTTCTCCTGTTTCTACACCATAGATATCTTTACCTATTTTTTTGTCTTTAATATTTATAAATTCATTTTGTTTTTCTAGCTCTTTTTGTATTTCTGGTTTAGCAAACTCTTTTTTAATTGTTTTGTCTATGCTTTGATATGCGTGTACTGCATCAGCATCTTTGTCAGCACCGCCTAAATAATAATCATTATACTCATTGGTAAACAATCCAAACCCTTTACGTTTGACAAAACCATTAAAACGTAGTGCTCTTACCCCTCCATTACCAGATATTGGTGCTCTTGCTACAAGATAAGTTAATGCTTCTTCTAGTGCATCAAATCGTTTCAAATCTTTCTCAATCAATACAGATGTTTTGTATTTTTGTAAACGTTCATATTCACGCCATGCTGCATCTAGTGTCATAGGTTTATCTTGACCTTCTACTCTTATTAAATCTTTTTTATGACCTTCAGATAACATAAACTGGTCATTACTAATTCTATTTTCAAAATATATTTCTCTATCATAACCATATAGTTTAGCTTTAAATCCGTGCTCAACATTAAAACGCACTACTCTAGAAGCCATATAGTTACGTATAGTCTTTTGTATATATGGTTGGAATCGTGGATTAGAAACAAATGTAAATGCACTACCTGACTTTTGTAGTAAATCTGTAATCAATCCTGTTCTAATAAAATCTGCACCAGAATCTATTTCATAAGATTCAAATACACGATAGTCGTCATTTCTACCTTTGTTAAATATATCTGTAAGTATTTGTTTTGCAATAGGTTTATCTAAATGATTTTCTAGAATATCATTAATTAACTTCATAGATACCTTGTCTACATCAAGCTGTGCTACTGTTGTTTTATCTGCAATAGACTTACCTACAAGTTCATTTATTTTACTATCACCACGTTTAGCTGCACTTCTAATGTTATCTATAACTTTCCAATAGTCTGGACTAAACTGAATACTAGTGTTCTTATCAAATACACCCTTCATAACTTTTACATTACCAGATTGTATTTTTTCAAATACATCTACATTAATACCTATTTCATCTGGTCTAACTTTTAACACATCTGGTGTTTCCGTAGTTTCCCATTGTTTTGTTTTAGGATTATAATCTAAATCAGAAAACTTTACATTACCTTTTGATTTGACTCCTGATTCGTAAGCAATCATATGAATGTTATTATCTACCATGTATTGATTTAATTTTTCTGATGGTCTAAATCCACCTACCTTTAATAGTATATTACCTTTACCATTTCTAGGTCTAATAAAACCTACTGGCTTTACAAATCCAATGTTTTTATCAAAACCAAATACATCTAACATTCTATCCATAACATCATTTCTAAAATATAATACACCATCAGTAGCAGTGTCAGCATCAAAATCAGGGAATTTTTTTAATATTTCTTCTGATATTTTACCATCTTTAGCAGTAATCATATTAAAGAAACCGTCAACTCTTTCAGGAGTTGTTTGTTCGTTTAATATCTCAGATAATGCTCTATCCTGTCTATTTTCTGTAGTTGCAAATCTATCTCTTAATGTTGTAATATTATTTTTATCTAAATAATCTTTAAGTTCTTTTATTTTTCCAGAATTTTCTTTTGCCCATTGTTGCCATAAACTTTTATAAGTTCCATAGTAATCAAAATTAGGGTCTTTAGCAGGTTGTCCTTTTCCTGTTCCTTTAGCTTGTTGATAAGCTTCTTCAATGGTTCTACCATCTTTTAACTTAGCATTCAAAGCACTAAATTGTTTTCCAAAATTATCTCCCCTTGTAGATACTTCAAATCCTTCTGTTTTACTATAATTATATTTACCTATTTCAAGAACATCAGATAACATGCTCTTAAAATCTTTAGCTTCTAATGGTAAGTCTAGACCTTGTGCTAATGGTTGGTATTTGTTCCACTTAACAAGGTCAGTAGTAAATCCATTTTTAGGGTCTACAAATACTTCCATAGCTGTTTCTAAATCTTGCTTAGTAAAATCTTTTTCCAGTAATCCATTACGTTTTAAATCCCATATAATATTACTAGCAGTTTCTCTATCAAATCTTTTTTCTGGTTCAATACCATATTTCTTAGCAACATCTAACACTTCTTTTACTTGTCCTTTTTTAACACCATGTTGATGTGCAATCAATGTACCACTGTCTTTATTAGCACCTTGTATATACCAGTTATCACCAAGTTTTTTATTAATATTATTTAGTATAGTATCTATACCATCTGCTATGGTTTTATCTTCACCTTTACCAAGTTTTGTTTTACCAAATTGTATTGCTAATGGATTATCTAATGTATAATTACCAGATGGTTCTACTTTCTGTGTTTCATAGTTATAATTAAATATTTGTTTTTCTAAATACTGTATTACTTTTCTTACAGTACCACCAAACATTTTATTTACTTTATTAGGTGATTGTGGTGTTACTACATTATCTCCATTCTTTGCAATTTCAATACCTTCAGGTCCAATAGGCACTGGTTGATTAAACTCATCTATAATCATTAATTCTTTATGATTTGCGTGGTATTTACGTCTATAAAAATAACGTTTAATCAATGGACCACTGTTATCCATTGTGCCTTTACCAAATACACCATCTATTTGGTTTGTAAATGCCTCTATATCGTAATTACTTTTTGAAATAGACTTACGTAATAGCTGTTGTATTTCTGAACGTAACAACGATGGATTTGATTGCTGTATAATATCTACAACTTCATTATAAGAACTAGACAATTCAATAGTATCTGTAATATCTTTTTCTATTATCTTTGCTTTTAATACTTCTGTTTCACTTAAATTAATATTAAACTGGTCATTTAAAACATTTTCTTGTAATACTTCTTTTTCTTTTGCTATTTCTTTATTGAGTTCTATGCTATCTTTTACTGCTGTTTCAACTTCTTCTTGATTTAAACCAGATTCTTTTACTTCCTCTAGTTCCATTTGTTTTTTACTAAATGCTTTATGACTTTCTTTATCAAATTTTCCTTCAGCATTTTTAACATTTTCAAATATAATATTAGCAGCTGTAGTACGTTTTGCATTTATATAAATAACTTGTTGGTCATATAATGTTTCTTTATAATTTTCCCACCATGCTTTATCTTGTGGTTCTAACTCTTGGTATTCTTTTGTTTTCTTTACTTCTTTATCAACAACTTCAAGATTATCCAATGTACGTACTCTGCTATTATTATCTTTGTCAAATAATAATCTTCTACGTTGTATTTCACCTTTACGTGTACCAGATGCACCAAAAAAGAATCCTAATAAATATTCATATACTACTTCTGGTAATGGTAAATCAGCTTTCTGTGCAGTAATACCAGTATATGCAGAACCTATTGTACCACGCAAACCAACGTTAATAGCTTGCATTTGCTCCATAGACATTTTATTTACAGTGTTTTTAACAGCTTGCTTACCAAGTGCTGCCGTTGCAGGATTACCCATTAGCTTAGCAATATCTACATATTGTGCTACACCACCAAATACAGCACCTGCCATAGCTCCGTGCATTCCTGCTTCTGCCATACCTTTTGGACCTTCTTTCCATGCACTAACACCAAGTCCAACACCAAGGTGTATACCTTGTTCAGCAGTTTCTCTAAAACGTTTACTTCCTAATATACCTTTATTAAAAAACCCAGATGTAAGTAGGTTGTTTTTACCCATAGATTTTTTTGCATTGTCTACTATAATGTCAGCTATCTTCATAGGAACAGAACGTAAATATGTTTTGCCTTCTACATTTTTAGCAAGATTAAAATTACCTATCTTTAAACGTTTAGCTGTTGCAGATAATGCAGATTCATACGCTTGACTAGCACCTACTATTTTTTCTTGAGCAAGACCAGCTCTAGTTGCAGTTTTAACAGCACCTTTTGCTACTGCTCTTTTACCAACAATACCAGGGACTGCTGCACCCATAGATAGAACACCCATAATAACATCTGGTGCTAAACCAACAAGGTGTCCTACTTTGTTTGCAATAGATTCTGTTGTAGTGTCAGGGTCTTCAGCCCAACCTAAAGTAGTAAATCCTTCAGCTAGTCCAGATACAAATTGATTTAATGTAGAACCAAGATTAGCTTCAGCAGCTTTCATATCCCTGTTAAAAGGTATACTAGCTTCCTTGAAAGTTTTTTCCATGAAATCTACATCGTCTTCATTGAATGATGTAGGAGAGTTCCTATAAGCTAATCCCAGTCTATTATAATAATCTTCTGGTGTTATAGCTTTAATAGAAACTAATCTATTAAGATATTGTAATTGCGGATTCATATATTAATTTGATAAACTATCGATAGACAAGTCTAACAATTCATTGGTTGTATTTAATTTATCCATTAAATTTTCGTCTAAAAGATTTTCTCCTTTGTATTCAGAACTATTTAATATCCTATTTATTTGAGACTTGTATTTAGCTGCGTCTTCTAATAATTCAGTTTTCATTTGCCCTTTTGCTACTCCTGCTTGTGTAGTAAATGTTCCAATAACATTAGGAATACCTGTTTCATCCATTGTTCCTTTATATACATTTGTTGCAAGTAAGTCTATAGCAGATGATAAATCATTTTGCACTTTTTCTTTTTTATTTTGTTGAGTAAGTGCTAAAGAACCTTGCAATCCAGGTCCTCTCATACTTCCCCTTATAATATCCATAGGAGTTAAAGTTTTGTCATCTTCATATTTTTTAATTAATGATTCAGAAGCTTCTGGAGTAGATACTATTCCAAAATCTTTATCTCTAGCAAGTTGAGCTGCCATTTCTATACCCACAGCTTTATCGCTAGCTGCAGCTTGTTCTAGTTCTAAATCTAATAATTTTTTTTCCATATTAAAATCTATTAATCTTTTTTTTGCATATAATTCAACCTCTCTACGTGGAGCATTGTATTCTGATAATGCTCCTAATATTGCAGTTAAATTTTTTATTGTTTCATTACTCGCCATATTAAACCTCCATCATGTCCATTAAGGACTGTCCATAGTTTTTACTTTTTAAACCTTTTTCTGCTGCTGCTCTATCTAACTGAAAACCTGCAGCTTGTATATCACGCATACGTGAAGACTCTCTTAAGCCCAAACTAAAACGTTGCTCTCTTGCTTGCAATGCTCTAGTCATTTGTTGATTAGCAAACTCTTGTTGTGCTAACTGCATAGTTTCTTGACCTGCTCCACTACCTGCTAATCCAGTACTTCCTATTTGTCCAGCCATTTGTTCTTGACCCATATCATACCCCATAACAGCTTGTTGTTGTTGAATGTTTTGTCCTTCACCTACGAGTTGTCTTTGTGTTGAAAATTCTTGTTGCACATCACCTATAGTCCCCTCTAAGGATGTGTATTGTTGTTCTAGTAAACCACTAAAATCTTTTAGTTTTTGAGACTCTTTCTCTCTTTTCTTTTTACTTCCAAAGAATCCTGATAAAGCAGAAGCTCCTTTACCTAACATTTTTAATTTACCTAAAGCTTTTTTATTTTTATATGCTCCTATACCTAATTTTATACCTGCTGTTAATAATGGAAATGGCATTATTTTTCCTCCTTGTTATGCGACTGAAAAACCTGACCTAAGTCTTTCATTACATTTAAAATATTAAATTTCATTGCTACTTTCGAAGAAGCTTGTTTCTTAGCTTTCATGTACATTTCTTGCATTTTTATTTGTTGGTCCATAATTTCAGGAGCACTACCTTGCATTTTACCTATTTGGTCTTTAATTAAATCTGCTCCCTTTCCTCTTCTAGTTGAATAACTATCACCAAAATTTCTTAATTCATTTTCTAACTTCATATATGATTCCACGTTAGATGGATTCTCTGCTATTTCTTGTATAATCCCTGCAAACTTTGGTGTCCTATTGTAATTAGTACCATATTGAAATTGTATATCTGCAATTACAGTTTGTAAATTAGATGGAAGTTCATCAAAACTTTTACCAGTTAATTTATCATATGATTCTTTTACTTTATTTGAATATTTTTGTTTAGCCATCATATCTATTTCGTTAACTTCTTTATCTGTTAATTGTAACCCACCAGTTTCTTTTAACTTAGATGCTGCTTTTTCTTTTTTAGCACCTAAATATGGTATTAATTTGTCTTGCAAGTCTTTAGATAATTCAGATATAGACGTTACATCTTGTTGACCTAAATCAAATCCTGATGCAATAGTAACACCAGATTGTCCTAAAATAGAACCATCTTTATTTTCAGGTATATAAGCTTTGGTTATAGATTTACCTTCGTTTTGTTTTATAAAATCAAAATTAATTTGCATTTGTTTAATATCCTTTCTTTTCATTGAATTTTTTTGAAAAAACATCAAATGCATTTTGCACTTGAGGTATTCCATTTCCATAACCAAATGTTTCTCCAAACTCTATTAAAGCATTAGTCCTGTCTTTTGTAAGAAAATTACCATAATTATCTTTAACTTGTTCGTCCATAAGATTAAAATAACCAGAAGGCATTGATGAAATGTCTTCTCTCACACTTTCAGGTAGTTGATTGTTTTGCGACAAACTATATTGAGTGCTGTAATTACTAGATAATAAATCCGAACTAGGTTTTGTATCGTAAATATCCTCAAGTTCAGAATCAGATACCATACCTACTGGTCCAACAAAAGATGTATTTCTACTATTGTCTGTTTTTAAAGCAGGACCTACTACATGTCTTTTAACATCAAATGGCCTAGTAATCATCTCTCCACCTGGTGATAACTCTACATTCAAAGTACTTGATTCAAAATCGTTTACCAAATCTTCCATTGGAAAATCACCTAAAACGTCTTCACTCTCTGATGTAATGCCTGTATCAACTTGAGAAATATCTGACATTCCAAACATCTTTCTACCAACTTTACCTAACAAACTATCTTGTTTAAATTTATTGGACATATAATCTGATTCAAATCCTTTTTCGGATATTCCTAATTTTCCCTTAATTGCGTATACAGACTCATCAAATGCTTTTGCTCCCATTACTCCCGCCTGTAAATCCTGTACTTTCCCTGAGCCTGTATCTACTTCTTCTTTAAATATATCTGCTGATTCAGCACCTAGTTGTGCCAATATTAACTGTTCTTGTGATGCCATGTTATCTTACCTCCTGAAGTTGTGTCTTCATCCATCTTCCATCTACTTTTATATATAGATAGTTATCGTTACCTTCTTTAACTACTTTTCTATCTCCGTCTTTACCTTCTATATTTTTAGGTATATTTCTATTAACGTCTATAGGTGTTTCATATTGTTGTTTTGTTTCTTCAATATCTTGTGTATTGTTTTTAATAGTATGCACTCTATCTAAAATTCTTTTACCTTCTTTTTTCATCGCACTACTTTATCCCTGTATACTAATTGAATATCATTAACTTCAAAATCGCTTGATATAGCTCCTGAAGCATCTAAGGCTATACCAAAGCTCACTAAATTCTTGAAGTTGTCAGGAACAGGCAATTTTAGCGTCTGAAAGGTACCTGACGTACCACTTAAACCACCAATAGTGGTTAATCCCAATGGTGCATTACCTTTTTTACTACCAAATCCTTTTACAGTTACATTAGCACCATTTTTATAATTTATATATAATGTATTTAAATTCTTTTGAACCATAGGAGTTCCAAAATCATACTCTTTACTTTTCATTAAAGTTCCAGTAATACTATGTCCAAATGCAGAATTATCCCATTTATACAATCTCATAGAATCTGAACCGCCACCAACTCCTAACATACCGACCCATTGTAATGTACCGTCATTTCTTGTTATCATATTACTAATAGATTTCTTTAAAGATGTATTGCTTGTAATCCAAGATTGCGACTTAATATCAAACATTAATATATTAGTACCAGTTACTGTGTTAGTAATATATAACTGTTTTGTTTTTGGTATAAATCCAATAACATTATTATCGTGATAGTAATTTGTTTCCCAGTCATCAAATAATGGTTGACCATTTTCATTTAAATGTATATCTAATATTCTATTACCATCATATATGTAAGCACCATAAGTATTAAACCAAGCTACAAATCCTTCACCTTGTACTACGTGATAGTCTTTTTGACATCCTTTATATTCAAATGTAGCTTCTAAAAATTCTATATTTCTTGATACGTTAATAATAAATAAATTTTGTTTTTTAAATTGTAATAACTTGTTACCTGTACTTGCTAACTTAACAATGCTATCACCATCTTCTACTTCAACATCTATAAAACTCTGTTCTTCAAAGTAATCAAATTGATTTGGTAGTGATTTTAACACTCTATCTGACTTGGTTACTAACTCACGTTTTTCATTGTAATACTGAACATTACCTGCATACACTCTTCTATTAAGCATCGTAGATGTTTTAAATCCAGTATTAGCTTCACCTATAATACTAGGCGCATCTATAATATAAGGTTCTACAGTTGATAAACTAAATATATCTTGACCCACAGCATACGAATCTACAGTATCACCATTAGAACCAGCTGCCGTATAAAAAGAAGAAGGATATACGTATTGAATTTCGTATACGTTAGGACTAGTAGACACTAAAACTTGGTCTGTTCCAAAAGGTTTATAACTATCTTCACCTGCTAAACGTAATCCTTGTTCAAAATCAACTTCGCAAAATAAATATTTAACTCCAACAGAACCTTCGTCTATTGTTGTATTTGTTCCATCAGCCTGTACAAAATCATTTATTAATCCCCAATATATTTTAAATCCAGAATAATTAGTTTCTCTTTGACCGAATCTTCCTACTAAGCCAAAATGTAAAATTTGTTTTTTTCCATCTGCTCCAGAGTTTTGAGGTGCAATACCAATATATGCAGCAGCAGACTCTTGAGCTATACCATTAAAATCTTTATATATTTTTGAACACCAAAAACCGTATCTTTTATTGTTATCAATAAGTATTTCTGATTGAACATCTTCATTAGAATGATTTTTAAAATAAGGTATAAACGCCATAGAACCTTCATTACTATCGGTATATGCATCAATAGGTTGTGCATCAAAATCGTCCCAATCATCCAAATCTTCTTCTAGCGTAGCAAAGGTTGAATTGTATCTATTGTTACTAGTTATTGTATTTATAACTACATTCGTAGGTATGTATACTTCAGAACCTTCAGCAGGGTCAAAATGAGGTTCACCATCATGCTCTACATGGCTATGTAATGTATCAACATTGTAATCATATCCTTGTCTACTTCGTAATGGTGCTATAAATAAATCGTTAGTAAAATAGTTCCCTGCTTCATCGTGAGCTATTGTATTACTACCACCACCCATTCTTCTTTGGAACTTGTAATAACTAAATACTTTAGGAGTATTACCAGCATTACCATAGTGAGGCACTACTCTAACAGCACCATCAACGTTGTACATTTCAAGCCTTGAAGAGGTGTTACCATAATCAATTTTGTTTGTTTCTAAATCGTTATTAGTAACATCTAATATTTCTACTTCACTATTGGTGGTATCGTTAATAAAAAAATACTCTGTTTCGTTAATAGTCGTAGGTGCACCAAGGTTTCTATCAAAGTTTGTATGTAACAATCCGTTACCATAGTTCAACCCTGTAATATTATTAATACCAGTATCGGTAGTAACAAGGTCTTGCTTACCAATCATTTTAAGCTTACCAGGAACTTCGTTAGTAACGTTATTCAATATTTGAAATTCGTTATCAGCTAAATCCCTAGGATTAGTATTGTTATTTACTCCCCCACTAAAGTTACTTACGTTTATAGCTTTTTTTGGCATTCTTTTTTCTCTTTTTCTTTTTGTTATATAGTCTTCTACTACTATTTGTAGAAACGCCTTTAGACTTTCCCCCGATAGAGTTACTTGTTACCGTCAATTATTTCACCCCATAC